GCCTCCTTCAGCGCCTCCCACGTGACTCCGTCGGAGCGCTTCAGTCCGTGGACCTCCAGCGTCCCATCGACCGTCGCGGCCCATGCGCCACCGATGAAGATGAACGTGAGCCAGCGACCCTTCTTCCACGGCTCCGTGATGGTCGCGCCGTTCGCAGTCGTGTTCGTGACCGACTGCGGGACGAGTGCGACACCATGGACGTTCGCGTGGAATGGGTTCCTTCCAGGCATCGGCATGTCAGGCTCTCCTTTCCAGAAGTCGGAAATTGTCCTACCGACTCTGCCGATTGAAACGAAAGGGAGCTCCCCCGCGCACGCGCACGAGGGAGCGATTTCCCTAGAAGATCTTGACTAGGGGGTCGCGGTGCCGACCCACCCGGACGCGTTGACGATCGTGTCCCCGAGGGAACCTCCCGCCTTCCCGTCCAGAGCCTTCGCCGCCGTCAACTCGACCGGAGGGTCGAAGTTGATGACCATGTTTCCGCCGTTCCCCGCCGCCGTGGAGACGAGGACGTTCGCGATCTCGACGGGCGAACCCGCGTCGTCCTGGATCGTGATGTCCGCCTCCTCCGCGGGGGTCTTGTTGTGGATGATGAGCTTCGAGATGAACAGCGCGAGACCCGCCGCCGGAGCGGCGATGATCTCCTGGACCGCCGTGGACGAAATGTCCGTCGAGTTGAAACCGTGAACCGGAGTCGCGTTCGCGGGCAGACCCGAAGGTCTCCGCATCGCTTCCAGCACGGTCTCGATCGCGGCAAGACTGTTGACAGCGTCGTCGTTCGCCATGACTCTGGAATTCGCTTTCTAGGGCAGAGCCCTGACTAGGCGCGGACCTTCGCGTCCGGACACCAGATGATGCCGCGTTCCTGGCGGATACCGACATCCGCGTACATCCGCAGCTTGAGGTAGGTGTGATCCGACGTGAAGCCGGTTCCCCGACCGCCGTCGTCCTCGATCTCGATGCCACCCCACCGACCGAGCATGACGTTCATCAGGTTGCCCCCGAGGACGTCGGTGTACTTCTCGTTGGTGGAGTCGGTCGTCCCGTCCGCGGACTCACCGGGAAGGTTGTCCGACGGGATCTGGTTGGACTTGTCGAAGGCTCCGATGATCCCGGCGAGGGCGGAGTCCGACAGGAAGGGAGCGCCGATGAGGTACGGCTGCTCGGTGGTCTGCCCGGAGAAGTTGGCGACCTTGAGCTTCTTCAGCTCGTGGAAGAACCTCGGGCAGGAAATCCAGGCGTGCGAGGAGTCGAGGTCGATGTCGTCCTCCTCGAGAGCGAGGAGCATGTCCATCAGACCGTCGAAGCCGAGCTCGCCACCGTCCCAGTCGTCGAGAGGCGAAGCCGCCGTCGCGACCTGAGCCGGAGTGTACGTCGTCTGCTGCTCGGCCGAGTAGATCTTGATGTCCTGGTGATGGACGATGCCGCGAGGCATGTCGTCCGTCCCCCGACCGTAGAGGATGGTCCAGTCCAGCTTCTTCGCCGCCGCCCGGATCATGTCCTGCCGGAGGAGGTTCTCGAAGCCGAAGCCCTGGAAGCGACGCATCGCGTCCGTCAGCCGGACCAGGATCCCCATCTTGCGGGGGTTCATGGTCATGTCGCCGACCTCGGCCTGGGACTCGGCGTAGTCGTCCTCCTCACCGATCCAGTAGGCGATGAGGCCACCGTCGAACTTCGGGATCTTGACGTTCCCGCCGACCAGTCCGTCCAGCACGGAGACCCTCGTGGTCCCCTCGCCGCTCAGGTTGATCATGACGGAGCGCGTGTAGATGGCCGCGATGACGTCCGGGATGACCTGATCCGGGACGAAGTATCCGCCGAGGGTGTCGTCCCCGACGTTCTGCGCACCGGAAGTCGCCTTGAGGTTCGCGCCGTGCTTCTCGCGGACCGCGTCCAGGAGCTCCTTCTCGGCCATCGCGTGCTTCCAGTCGCCGGTCCTGATGGCGACGAAAGCCTTGAGCATCGAGAACTCCTGGTCCTCGATCCCCGGAACGTAGAGCCCGCGCTTGCTGGAGCGGAGAGCCGAGACCAGCTTCTCCTGCCCCGAGCGGAGCTTGTCCACCTGCGTGACGACTTCCTTCAGATCGAGAGTCTTCAGCTCGTCCACGTCGGACACGAGAGCCTTGACTCTGTCGATCGTCTTGGGAAGGCTGTCGTCACCCTCGAACAACTCGTTGAACTTCAGCGCGAGTTCCGCGAGCTGCTCTTCCTTGGTCTTCACTGCCATGAGTCGAACTCCTTCCAAGGGAGACGAACTAAGACTTCAGCTTCTTGAGGTTCTCGAGAACGCTTTCGAAAGACGAGACCGCCTCGTCCAGAGCGTCCTCCGTTGCTCCATCTGCCTCCTCGCCGGAACCCTTGGAAGGTAGACTCTCGAGCAACTCACGCAGATCGCTGAAGACCTGCGTTGTTTCCGCCGCGAACTCGTCGAGCTTCTTGGCGATGTGACTCACCGATCGCTCGATCACGCCGAGCCGGGCGGATACGTCAGGCTCAGCGACTGTTTCGTTGGGCTCCCCCTCAACCGGCTCGGGAGCGCCCTCCTCCTTGCCCTGAGGCTCCTCCTTGCGCGTGCGCGTGCGTGCGTGCGCTTGCGCGGGCGGAGGGCTCTCAAGGGTCAGGGGGACGTCCTGCTCGCGGTGGAACTCCCACCGCTCATCGGGCCAGATCGACTTGGCGATGTGAAGGATAGCGGACTCGCTATCGATCCACGCCTGACGATCGCTACCGACGTCTCGCCGAACGAGCTCCCGCAGGAGCGTGACATCCCGAGGCTGAAGCTCCTTGCCGCGAGACTGGAGGGATGCGGCGATGGAATGGGCTCCTTCGTTCGCGGGGATTGTCGTCGGGGAGAACTCCAACAGATGGTTCTCCTCGAAGATGAGGCCCCAGCGACCGAGGCCCAACTCCGACCGTTCCTCCTCGTCCTTGACGTCGATCACCTTGTTCGACCAGAAACCGACCGAACCGCTCGGGAGGAAACCGGACTTCACCAGTCTGAAGACGGTGTCAGCCCACTCCCAATCCTCCTTCGTTGCGAACAGACCGAGGATCCAGAGCGCCGGACCAGCGTAGTCCTCTTCGGACCGCTGGACGACGGACCAATCGATCGCTCGGCCGACCGGCGGAGCCCACCACTCGTGGGAGTACGGCAAGGGCGAATTCTTCTCGAACTCGTCCATGATCCACGACTGGCGAACGATGTCGCCGTGTCCGTCCACACGTTCGTCGGAGGCGAAGTACGGGACCATCCGATCCTTGTACTCCTCGCGCCACTCCATACCGCGAGCGGAAGCGAGAGCCTTCGCCCGATCGATGTCCGGGATTTGGAGGTCCGGGACACCCGACGCGGGAACAAGGATCGATCCACCCTTGGAGATGACGACATTGCCTTCATCATCCTGACGAATGATCGGCGAGGGGACGTTACTCCCCGCCGCTTTCTTCTCCGCCAAGATGGTTTGAAGCCGGGTGATGAGCTGACCCGGTTCTTCGATCAGCTCAGCCGACTTCAGTTCTTCGAGGGCCTTCATTGTCACCTCACTTCTTCGCCGACTTCTTACACCGACAGTTGACCAACTCGGACAGGTCTGTGCAACGAACGTCACCCGGGCGAGCGAGAGTCCCGTATTGGGTCTTCCCCGTGAGAGTGAGGAAGTTGAATCCCTGCTCGTGATCCCCGCTGTCACCGTAGGTGACGTGAGTAACCCTGACATGCTCGTCCCGCGATGTGCTCCATGCGATGATGGTGATACCCTGAGCATCGAAGATCTCGTCCCGAAGCTCGTTCATCAGCGACGCGGTTTCCGTCCGCGCCACTTGGAGCGTCTTGGCTGACGAGGCGCTGATATCGAAGACCTGAGCGAGCCGTGTCCTCAGGGATTGGATATCCTCGCCCGCGTTCGTCGCGGTGACGATCTGGTTGATGAGCGACTTGCGAAGCGTTTCCGGAGTCGCGTTGACGAACGTCTGTTCACGATTGCTGATGATGTCCTGAAAGACCGGGTCATCCACTTCGAAGACTGGGACCCCGCCAAGCTCTTCCATCGTCATAGCGATGGTTTCTTCCAGCGTCGCCGGATAGAGTGGACGGACCCGCTTCTTCAGCCGCAGCTTGGATTCAGGAAGCGGAGGCAGAGCAGCGATGAACCGACCGCTGTCCTCCGGTCCCAGCTTCGTGAAGTAGTGCATCCGGAGAGCAGCTTCGACCGAGTCGATTGCCGTCAGCGTGACCAGCTTCTCGGCTCCGACCCATCCACGATATCTCGGCTTGAAGCGACCCTCCAGTCCCTCCTCCGTCGCTTCAAAGTCCCGTGTGATCCGGTCCTCGCGACGACGTCTCTTGTGCGCCAGAAGTTCGAACTGAGGAACAGGCTCTTCCTCAGGGGACGACCCCTCGTCGGGAACATCGGTGGGCGGAGGCGGAGCCGTCCCCTCGTCTGGGACAGGGGGTTCCTCAGAGGCGGACTCGATCACATCCTGGACAGTCGTGAGCACCGGCTTGACGAGAGCCGTGTCGGATCCTTCGTACTCCTCGATGTCAAGCCCGACGGTCTCGAAGGCGATATCGGGCGGGACGTGAAGCGAGTCTGACGCCAGTCCTGTCGCGATGGTGACCTTCTCACCAACTCCAGCCCGAAGCGCCTCGATGTCCTTGACGTCGAAGACACCGACGATGTTGTCGGGCTCGTTGTGGAAGAGCGTCGAAGCATCAAGCGTCTGCTCCTCAAGCTGGAGGAGCGGCAAGAGGTTCTTGTCCCAGAAGTTCGCATCCTGGCCGAGCTGAGTCGCGTAGTTCTGGTCGGGGACACCGAGGACCGATCGCGGCGTGTTCATCACCGCGAGGATTTCCTCCCGATCCCACTCCTGCGCTTGGAGCCATTCGAGATCTCTGGGCGACAGAGCGAGTGGCTGATACTTGAAGCCGCCCGAGAGCATCGCGGTCCGGCGAGCGTTCGTCGCTCCCTGATGACGCTCCTCCCACTTGGCGATGTACTCCTGCTCCTCCTCTTTGTCAAGGTCCGCATCGTAGAGGATGACGCCGCCCGGGTCGCCACCGTTCTCGATGATCTTCTTGTTGTACTCCTTCACGAGCATGTCCATCTCGATGCCCATCGCGACAGCACCGATCTTGGACAGACCCCGAAGCGGGTTCGTCGGGTTCGGGAACTTGAAGTGGACGACGTCGGTCAGCGGGAGCGCGATCTTGTATCCTTCAGCTCGCTTCTCCATATACCGAGGAGTCGTGAACTCCCACCCGATGAGTGGACCGTGGGAGCGATGCTCCAGGATCGGCTCGAACAGATACGGCGACAGAGGCCAGATGCGAGCGGGGAGATCCTCACCCAGAAGCGAATCGCCCGACTCTGTCTCCAGAACCCAGAAGACCTCGCCCGCGATGGCCATCCACAGATGGGTCATCTGCCAGAGCTGACTCCCGGTCTGGTAGGGATTCGGATTGGTCATCACGTCGGTGATGGGATGGTCGAAGTCCGGCTCCAGTCCCTTCCGACGAATGCGCTGACCCTTTCCCCGAAGGATGTGCCTCAGGACGGCTTTCCGCCGTGAGCCACTAGGTGGACCTTGCCACTTGCCGTAACGCTTGAGATGGAGCTTCTTGCGGCTCTCAAGCTCATCGTCCGTTTCACGCATGACAGTATACGGAGCCTGAGCCGCGACCGTTGCAGTAGTCATAGCGGCTGCGAAGACCCATGCGTGATTGTGGAACGGATCCCTCGCCCTGATGGAGGGCGGGATGTTGGTTCCGGCAATCGACGAGACCCACGAATTGAAGTCCTGATAGAAGGCCGATCCGAACGTCGACTTCCTTCGGATCGCCGGAGCGCTCTTCTCTTCAACCTGAATCGGGACTCCCCGATGGTTGAGGAGCGTTGTCTTTCCGTTCGTGTCGCTCATTTGGCGATCCTTATGAATGGGTTAGAGGGAGACTCGCTGGAGGATGTCGGATGGTTCCACCCGATTGTTCGTAGCCTGAGGGCTCCGCCTTGCCAGATATTGTCTCCCTCGCCCATCCGGACTCAGGACTTCCCGGGCTTCGGCCATCCGTAGATGTGGTCCCTGAGGAGGGACACTACCTCTTCCCGAGAGTGTGTTTCCTTCTTGTTCACCTCGGCGATGAAGGCGAGGATGAACGGCTTCAGAATGGTCAGTATCGCGCCCTTCAGTGTCGGGTCAATCCCGTAGTGTCCGAGTAGCTGGGATCCTATCTCGTACCAGAATGCATCCGGCTTCTCAGGTCGTCCGGGCTGTCCCACGACGCCCTCCTATCAGTTGTTGCTCGGCTCCTTGATGACCTTCCCGGAGTCCGTCGCTCCACCCGTTCCGGCCGACGCACCGGTCTGGTCGCCGGAGCCGGACTGGATGGTCTGAGGACCCGTCGTGATGGTCACGTTCTCGGGCGCACCATTGAGCGCGCTGAAGAGTGCCGTCAGTTGGTCCGCGGAGACGCCCATCGTTTTGGCGTATTCGAGGACCTCCTTCAGGAACGTCGTGTCACCCTGCGAAGCGAAGAACCAGTTCTGCGTCGCGGTTCCCGTCGTCGAGGTCTGCGGAGTCTGTCCCGCACCCTGATCCCGACCGACGGTCTGAGCGCCGAACGCTCCCGTCGCCGCAGCGGTTCCGCCCTTCGTCCCGGGCGACTGCGATCCCGGCGTCTGGCAAGCGACCAGAGCCAAGACCACGAGGGCAAGAAGAATCACCCTCACCGGATCACCTCCTTTCCGGAGCATCAGGAGCGATCAGCCCTGGATGCCCATCAGGTCATACAGCATCTCCCAGTCGGTGATGAAGATCCCGGGACCGACTTCATCCCGAATCTGCTGATCACGAACCGGGTTCAACGATTCGTCCTCGTGCGAAGCGGCAAGGATCGCAGCCTCGTCCGCGGAAATCACCTCGGTTGAACTCATTTGTACGCTCCTGCAATCGCTGCGATCAAGTTCCCGATGAGAGCCGCCGCAGCGATACCGTTCAGCCAGAGCAGAGCTCCGACCTTCACGGTCATTTTGTCGTAGCCCTCTTTCATGCCAGTCTTCCCGTTCCCGAAAAGCACTCTTGCGTGCGTTCCGACCTTCTCGCTCAGTTGGGACAGGTGACTGCGGAGTCTCTGGACCTCTGTTTTCAGGTCCTGAATACCGCGATTGAGGGCGGACAACTCGCAGATATCAGAACCCGAGATAGGGCAGACACGATCCTTCTTAGAGTCATTGGACATGGACAGTTCCTCGATCCTACTTCCCAGCGATGGCGATGCGAGGCTTCGGCCTCTTGTGACGTCTCATCTGCCAAGCGATTGCCCACTTCATCACTTGGTCATCGTGCGCTCCGCTGTCAGCTTCGAACTTGCCGTTCGACTGAAGACGGAACGACAGACACTCCCCCAGGAAGTCCTGATCGTGGATCTTCATCCAACGATTTTCCACAGCCTCTGCCAGATCCTCCAACATGACCGGGCGAGTTTCCCCGTTCGTTGTCCACCCCGCGCGACTGTTCTTGACTTCCTGTCGCTTGTCGAAGTAGAACAATGGACCGCCTCGGAAGTGAGGCTTTCGATACCCGAGCCCAACAACCCTCTGGAGGACAGCGTGACCATGATTCTCACGCTCGATGCCGAGCAGAGCATCGTTATAGTCCTTGCAGATCCTGACAGCGTGCTCCGCCAAGACCCGAGGGTTGAAGAGCCCATGAATCGACGCAACCTGTTCTCCAGTCCTCTTGTCGAGAAGACCGACCCCATTCAGGTCACAGCCCGGAAGTCCCTCACTCGTGTCACATCCCGCAACGTACGAGTGTCCCAGTTCAGGTTCCTTCCAGCGAACTTCATACCCTCCCGGCAGATGCTTCCACTTGCCGACGTCCTTCGGGTCTGGCATCAGTTCGAGCATGCTCAGAATGATGTCGGTGTCGAAGAAGCAGACGCCCGAGGCGAGGAAACAGGTCTTGTCGTCCTCGGGCATCTCCTGAGGGAAGAGTCTCTTGTAGACCTTCTTGGCGTGACGCCGGAATGCAATCTGGGCGAAGTCGAGCCCGTGCTTCGCAATGAGGGCTACTTCCTCGCCGGTTAGAGTGTCACAGATTTCATCCTCGTTGTACTGACCCGGAGCTAGTCTGTTCATCGGGTCGTCGAACCAACGGAGGAAGATGGGAGTGAACTCATTCAGCCCGAGCTTGCTCTCCTCGTACTGGATGCAGAACCACTCCCGACCATTCGGCGTCGTCTCGAATACGACCTCACCATTGGACGCTGCTCCGAGCAGTCCAGCGGCAAGGTCCTCGACATCCTCCATGGATGCAGTCGCCCTCTTGCTTCGCATCCACTTGCTGACCTCTGACCCGTGGACTCGCTGGAGCGTATCTCCTCGTGCGAAGCCATGACCTCCCGCAGTCCCGACGAAGAACTGCGATCCGTTCTGGAACTCTAGGACGGTCTTGCTGTCGCTGATCCGCTTGGGCGCTTTGGGGTCCTGATCATGGTAGAGGAGGGCGATACGGAAAATGCGTGAAGTGCTTTGCCCCGTGTGAGCGAGGGTCGCTACGGCGCTCCTCGGGCGCGTGACGGCGACCATATAGCTCGCAGCTTGCTCGATCGTGGTGAAGCCGCCTCTGCGATACTTCAGCAGGAGGAACCACGGCTTCTTTCCCTTCATCACCGCCAGACGCTTCTGAGCGAGGTATCGCTTCTGGAGAGCGCTGACATCGAAGGATACGACCGGCGTCCCGTGCTGATCCCGAGCCTCGTCTTGCTGTTTCTTGCTGAGGAGGTGAAGAGGCTTGTCCGTGCGGACGTTGCATCGTGTCCGGGCGAACGTGATGAAGGACTGAGTCTCGTACCGAGGAAGCACATCCTTCAGGAGGAAGTGACGCTCGTAGAAGGGATCAGTCTTCGGTGGGACCAGACGCTTCTGATCGGGGAAGGCATGAAGGACCGCGTCCTTGTCGAACCGATGACGGACGACATGAGTGCGTTCATCGGATACTGTCAGGGTCGGTTTGACCGCTGTCCCGTTCCCGCCCGGATGCCTTGAGTGCCTGGAGGGAAGGACATCGTTGCCCGAGCGACAGTATCCATAGAACCAGTGGTCGCGGTCCGCCATGACTCCCGCGAAGAAGGTCGGGGAGCCGGGGAAGAGAGTCGTGAGGTCGGTCACGATTTCGTCGCAACCGACCCCATAGACTCGCGAAGCTGAGTGGAAGGGAAGATCCTCGATGGGGAACTTGGTCCCGCACGCGATCCAGAGGGTCGTGGTTCCCCGCTGGAACGAGTGGAGCTTCATGTCGCCTTCGGAGTCGGAGTACTTCTTGACCTTGACCCCGACGTCTTGGAACCAAGATGTGAGGAGAAACTTCGCCCTCGCGATCTTGGGAAGGAAGATGACGATTGATGCTCCGTCAAGGAAGTCCCGAAGAGCTAATCCACAGACGACTTCGACCATCCTGCAGTCAAGCTTCGCATGCTCCACAGCTACACGATCGTCAGCATCCGCAAGAGCGTGGAAGCCCTCCGGCAAGCCGATGTTGACGGTCGCTGAACTCACGTTATCGGACGCTTCCTTCTGTCGTAGCCGTGGACAACGATGAACTGCTCCTCGAAGTCCGTGAAGTCGTCGTTGAAGAGGAAGACGAGCTCATCCTTCCCCTCCACCAGAATGATCTGACTGCCCCACGTTCGCATGAACTCGTATCCAGCTGTGAACGACGCGAGGTCCTTCTTCCCTTTGCCGGGATGCTCGTGTATCGTCGTGGCGGAGAGGGCCCATCCGCTGTTCTGATGGACGGCTCCTCCCGCCATGAAGTGAGTCGTGATGACGCCTTCGTGACGGATGAAGGCTTGGATCCCGTTGACTAGAGGGTCGTCCTTCGTACCGTATCCGCCAGTCGGTATCTCCTTCCCGTCTTGTCTCCAATGGAACGCACCGGAGAAGACGACCAATTCACTCTCACCGTCATCGCTGGACGGCTTGATGCAGAACTCAGTCGGGGTCTCTGAGTAGTCTCCCGTTGCTTGGAAATCCCCAGAGCCATCACCGACAGTGTCGAGGACTCGTGTGAACAACCGATTGCCCTTCTGCTCCGACATGACCCGCTCCCCTACTGGACGGGTTCTACCTCACTAACGGATGAGTTCTCCGTGCTGATTGCGACTGACGTTGTGTCCCTGAACAGTGAACGAGTGCTCGTCGAGAGTGTCCAGCTTGTCGTTCACGGTGACCACGAACTTGTCCTCGTCATCGCCGTGAAGATACAGACCCGGGACGCCTCCCTTGAAGAACGACCAGCGAGCGTGAAGGTACTCATCGCCCGCTCCGTACGTGGAGATGGCGACGTCGTAGCAGAGCTGAGCCCACTGAGCGTTGGACTTGATCGGGACACCATCGGTCAAGTCGACTTCGACCGCAGCACCCCTCTTCAGGGTGATGACGATGCCCGTAGTCAGCGTGACTCCGTTCCCGTACTTCTCCGCATCGAAGGACCCTCCATCACGGATGTGAACGAGCAGTCGCGTGATGAGGAAGATCTCGCCCGCCGGAGGCTGGATGAAGTAGTCGGTCTCACCGATACCGTCCGCGGGATCACGGTAGTCCAAGATGATGTTCTTGGTCCCGGTCCCATCGCCGTTCGAGTCGAGAAGACGACTCAAGTACTGACGACCAGAAGGGTAGCTCGGCGGAGGCATCCTACTTCGCCTTCTTGACAGCCGAGTCGATGACCGCGCGGATGGCCTTCATCTCGATGGTCTGCGTGGAGACGTCGTCCTTGACGGCCTGATTGCCGTCCTTCTCGACCGCGTCCACCACGATCTGCAGAGCCTTCGCGTGCTTCGCCTTCCCGTAATGCTTCAGGATGGCGACCACCGTCGTCAGGACGGCGATGATGAGCGGGATGTACTCGGTCATTTCTCCACCCTTCCTCGTGCTCTGGCATGAGAGGCCCGTAGACGCCTCACGACCTTGTCCACTTCCTCTGGCGTACCGTCACCCACTTCAGCCTCAGCAAGCCTTCTCAGCTCCGCCTCGTGCCTCTCACGTGCGTATGCGCGTTGTATAGCGGTGACGTCGGGCTTTGCCATGATGAGCCTCAGCCGATGCTGATGTTGACAGTACGACCCTTGTCCGGAGCAGCGAGGCTCCCGACCCCTTTGATGATCTTATCAATGAGCTCGGGGTTTTCTTCAATGAACGGCTCGAGATGGACGGCAAGGACTTCTGCGAGGCCCTTCAGGATGTAGTCCATCTGAGCCGCATTGAAGACCTCATCGCTCACCACGAGGAGCTTCGCGTATTGATTCGTCAAATCGGCGACCAGCTTCAGGTTGTCCTGAAGGTTCCTCGTCGCCGCTTGTTTCAGCTCTGGGGTGATGTCCTCGGACTTGGGACCGAGGCAGGATACGTCGAACAGATGGATGGCTCGCTCGCACGTGACCCTCGCCAGATCAACTTCCTTCGCGAGGTTCAGTCGCTTCGTGTCACCGCCCGCTCGGGCCTTCGCCAGAAGGTCCTTCAGCTCCTTGCTCGCGCGGTATGAGTAGAGCCCCATTCGGGTCGCTTTCTGATGCGTCAGCGGATGGTGTCCGCCATGCGATTTGCAGTATCCTGAGCCATCAGGTAGGACGCTCCTGCGAGCCGCCCAGAATGGACATTGATCACCATTTCGCTTGGAACCCTGACAGCGTCGTATATGAAGTTTCGGAGGCGATCCTCCTCCGCCAGAACGTCCTTTGACATCAGGATCAAAGGGCCAATTTCGTCCTTGGACGATGGCCATCGGAGCGAATCCTCTTTCTCAGTCAATGGATTCCAGTCGCCTAGACGAGGTCCAGATGCTCGGCGACTGACTCCCTCAGCTGATCGACGTCCATCCCGGAACGACCGGCGACGTCGTACATCTTCGCGAGGTTGTAGAGCTCCTTCTTCCCCATCTTCTCGAACTTCACCTTCGCGAGCTGAGGCTTGGACGGCTCCGGCTCCTCCTCTTCCTCAACCGGAGTTTCCGCGATCGCCTTCTTCACTGCGTCCGCTCCTTCGACGACCTCCAGACCTTCCCCCTTCAGGACCTCAGCCACTTCCTCGTCGTTGGACGGAGCCGGAACGGGAACAGGAGCATCGATGATGACCTTCTCCCCCTCGCTCTCCACGACCTCGTACTCAACGAGGTTCTTCCCGCTGACCACGAACCGCTTTCCGCCGTCGTCCATCCGGATGATGAAATCGTTTCCGCCGACACCCTTCTCGACGATTGCGGGCTTCATCTTGTAGAAGACCCTATCACCCTTCTTCATCGTCTCGTCCTCCACGAAGAAGAAACTCCACTCTTTCTCCTGCTACCACTATGAACCCATCATAGCAAATCCATAACAGGAAGTAAAGCGAAATCCCTCCCCGATTCTTAACCACTTCGTCGCTTCTCCACCCCGAAGATGGTTTCATAGTCGGTCTTCTCCAGTTCGTACTCCACGCCTCCCTCGGCCAAGACCATCAGTATGACCTTCGCCGTATCAGCGTTGACCGACTTCACCTTTCCCGCTACGAGCTTCTGCGTGTACGGAGCCGACCATCCTGCTCGCCGACTGAAATGAGCCTTCGACATCCCGGCAAGTTGGATAGCCGTCTCAAGGGACACTCCACTCAAGATGAAGCGGTCACTCCCTTTCGCTCGGGCCATCGCCTTCTTCAGCCTGATCCGGCTCAACTCGCCCTCCTTGTCTAGCTTGATTTCCATCAACCTGTGATAGCACGAACGGCAGATGACGAGGTTCTTCTTCCGCTTGGAGAAGACCCACGACCGATTCTGCAGAACAGTCAGTCCGCATCGAGGACACTTCCTGTCCGGAACGAGCTTGTCCAACCTGATCCGACGTTCGTCTGCCCTCCTCCCGCGACGGTACTGATTCACGTCTTCGGGATCATCCCAATCGCATTTCCTCCCCTTGAACTTCTCGAACCGAGCCTCCGCTGATTCCAAGTCCCTCTGCCAGTCGGCAAGCTCTTTGAACGGGTCTTTGGACATCCTCTATCTCCTGAACAGTCGTTACAGTCCTCAGGGACCGATGGACCTCAACCGTGATCTTCTACACATTGAAATAGTTAACCCTGAGCTAACTGGTAAATGCCCTCGCAGAACGCCTTCGCTGACCCATTTCACGCCATTTTAGGAAACGCTCCGCATCTCTCAAAAAAGGAAACATCTACTTCTTCTAACTGAGCGAAACGAAATGAATGAAATGACATAACCCTCAATTGCCGTAGAGGGTAAGCGACCGCCCGACAGAGGTCATTTACCAGTTAACTCAGGGTTAATGATTCCGAACTCGGACTCCCAAGCCTCCTCAACCGCCGAAAGGAGGATGTGACCCCGCTCCCGGCATCCCTTCTTGCCGGACATCTGGAGCCAGCCTCGGACCTGTAAGACCTGTCGTGGCTTCTTGTCCGAGTGTCGTTGAACTTCGAACGTCAAGTCGCCATCGTTCCAGAGACGAAGAAAGAAGCCACGGAACTTCCGATCCTGGAGCTTCCGCAGCTTGATGACTTGGTTCGTCCTCTCCTTCCCACCCTGAATCTTGAGCTCCAGACCGCAGCATCCGCCGACCAGCTTTCCGTGGAAGACGATGAGGTCTGGCCATCCAGACGACTGGAACTCGGATCCGTGAACGTTGAACACGACCGCTCCGGCAAGTTTGAGATCGTCCTTCAGGATACTCTGGAACCGAGCCTCAAGCATGGAGCTTCTTCCATGCGAGGACCTTCGCCGGGGAGCCGTGACAGTTCGCCGGGAGCTCGTTGTGGACGAACATGCAGATCGTGTGGAGATGCTCCCGGTTGATGTCGTCAGCCCGACCGACCGCTTCCATGAGATTGTTCTCGAGGACGGCGGTCAGGAAGTCACCGAGGTATCCAGCTTCTTGTCCCCACCGGATGAGGGCGTCCAGGATCACCGGATTCAGCCGGTAGAAGCTCGCGTATGGTTCAGGGGTCAAGTCGAACATCGGGCTCGTATCCTTTCCGTCGGCATGACGGCTGGATGTCGAAGTGGAGTGCTCCCACCCGGAGGCAGAAGATGCTCCACTCATTCGGAGTGAAGACCAGCGTTCCGTTGCACGCATCCTTCACGAACAGGTTGACCTTCACGTGAGTGTCGTTTTCCTCGATGACGCGGAGGATCACGACTGCTCCATCAAGTCCATCAGCTCTTCCGGCTCGGGGAGGCGAGGCTCCTTCTGCATCCAGTTGTGAACCGCCTCCTTGTTGATCCCTTCGGGGAAGGAGCAGAAGCTGTTCGCCTCCGGGTCCATCCGACTGAGGAGGTCCTTGTCCTCGTCGGACAGAATGAGGAGGATCGGGATCTGCGTCGAGTCGTAGAGGGTGTTCCCTATCTTGACCTTCATGGTAGCACGTCTCCTATGTCTTTGACAAGCAAAATCTTACGTCCCGTACTGAGCTCTTCGACGATGCGCTTCTGGTACGCGCGGATGCTCTCCATCGGAAGACGGGGATGTCGGAGGATGAAAGACGGGTCGAAAAGGTCAGCCGGGACGATGACCATTTCACCATCCGGGACAGCGTCCGACGTGATGATCTCGATCTCGAGCTTCCTCTTCATAGCTCCGACAGCTTCCGCTCGACCTCTTCCAGCGACTCGGTGAAGTCCCGAGTGAAGTCGTCATCCCGCATCGAGATGCTCACTCCTCCCTGTCGGTTGCGGCGGATGACCTTGATGTGGAGGATATGAACGAGGGTCGAGACTCCACCGTTTGCGGCGGTGAGCTTGATGAAGCAGTTCATCCTTCCCTCCGGATGATGCACTCGCCGCAGATGAGCTGACCCTCGCACTCGCCGGTCCCCGGAGTGAGCAGCCGACGCGGCTTCCGCTCCTTGCACCACGAGCAGCGTCCGTGGTCGGGGCAGAAGTCCTCTTTCAGAGTGGAGATGCGGGCGTCTGCCTTCCACTCGATCAGCCATCCCGACTCCTCGATGAAAGCGGGGTGATCCTCGGGATAGGTGATCCCGGCGTCACAGCCGGGATGGTCACAGAGACGACGAACGTTCGTAGGCATCTTCATGTCGTGTCCTCCTACATACTCCCTGCGATGTCCTCGATGATGCGCTCCAGAGACAGCTTGGGAACGAAGCCGATGAGCTCCCGAAGCGCGGTCACATCCGGCGCTCTGGCCATCATGTCCTCGAAGCCCTCGTCCTCGTAGGCGTCCTCGTAGGAGATGAACTTCAGCTCGCACTTCCCATCCAGCATCCGACGAACCAGTCCGGCGAGTCCGCGGATGGTGATGGATTCCGTCGCCCCGACGTTGATGGCGTGACCGACGGCCCGAACGTCACCGACGGCAAGTCTCGCCATGATGCCGGTGATCGCGATGACCGCATCAAGGACGTGAGTGAACGTCCGCCTCTGGTCACCGGATCCGTAAATGGTGATGTCCTCGTTGGCGAGCGCCTGACCGACGAATGTCGGGAGAACCATCCCGTGTTCCGCCGTCTGGCGCGGACCGACGATGTTGAAGAACCGGACCGCCGCGACGGGGAGATTGTACTCGCGGGCGAATGCGAAGCCGAGCCATTCGTCCAGAGCTTTGGAGCAAGCGTATCCCCATCGGCTGTAAGCGGTCGGGCCAAGGACGAGGTCGTCCATCTCACCCATGAACCGGACGGTGGACTTTCCGTAGACCTCGGAGGACGAGGCGAGCAGGACCGGCTTCATGTAGTTCCGGCAAGCCTCGAGAACGGTCTCGGTTCCGCCGGAGTTGACCATGATGGTCTCGGCGGGATTCTGTAGGACCCGCTTCACCCCGACGACCGCCGCCAGATGGAAGACACAGTCCACCTGATTCACGAGGTGATACATCAGGGCCGAGTCCCGGACATCCCCGATGTGGAAGGTGAATCCGGGAGCGTCCCGGACTTCCACGAGGTTGTCCTCGTTCCCCGTACTCAGGTTGTCGACGACGATGACCTCGTGGTTCATGTCGATGAGATGGTCGGCGAGATGACTCCCGATGAAGCCCGCTCCGCCGGTGATGAGAGCTCTCATAGTCTACAGTCCCTTCGGGTTGACGTAGGTCCCTTTCGGGATCATGACGACGCCGTATGACTTCTTACGGCAGTAACGGAAAGTCGCCCACGTTCCGGACCGTCTGGTCTCCGGATAATCGGGCGCGAAGAGCATCATGTCGACGGTGTCGGCGATCACCCGGTTGCGATCCATGGGCTTGTCCTGACCGTGAAGGACATCCACTTCATCGATCAGCTCCTTAGCGACCATCGGATGTGTCGGCTCGAAACCGGGATGACCGTGGATCTCGACGTCCGAGAGCATCGCCCGGACGATTCCGTGAGCCTCCGTGTCAGCCCCGACGCACATCCCGTGATGGAACTCGGCGACGATGTCCGCGTTCGCCTCCATCCACTCGGTGAGCGTCCGGATCTGGTGATTGCTCATACCGCGACGAGTTCCGCTGAAGCCGATCTTCATACCATGACCCTCTCGATCGATCCATCATCCCGCCGATGCCACTCGGCCTGACACACGGAGCAGAAGACGAAATCGCCCTTGTCCTCGGCGACGTTGGAGCAGACAGCCTGATGTCCCTTGATGAGCTCGTTCTTCCAAGCCATCGGTGACGCTATACGTGACGCCCCGCAAGAGCACGTGAGAAGGCTCTCCCCGTCGCGCATGGTACGGGCCATGTCTCGACCGCAGACGTCACAGGCGACGATCTTGGCCTTCACAAGCATGAACAGACGCTCCACCAAACTGTTCTCGCTGGGAAGCCGGTGGACATCCGGGTGATACATCAGGAGGTTCCAGTGATCACCGTGGAGCGAGACGACGAAGCACGGCATCCCCGCCGCCATCGCGAAGCCGAACTCCGCG